GACCTTACTGACACTTCAGAATCCTTTGGACTCCCTGCTACTGCTGACCTTATGTTCGCTCTCATATCTACTGAGGAATTGGAAGGTATGAATCAAATAATGGTCAAGCAGTTAAAGAATAGATACAATGATCCTACTATGAATAAAAGATTCTGCATAGGTATTGACAGAGCGAAGATGAGGCTGTATGATATCCAAGATGCCCAAGAGGGTTTAGTTGATGCTGGCAAAGAAGAAGTGCCAGAGATCGTCAAGAAATTTAACACCAAACAAACATTTGCTAAATTAAAATATGATTGATTTTGAAAAGTATGCACACTTTGTGAATGCTGTAACATCTGAAGAATCAAAGGATTATATTTCTTTTAATTCTAGATGCTTTGAGTTACAAAAAGATCCTGGTGGGATTCCTATACATAGACTATTAACTGCTGCACTAGGTTTGACTGCAGAGTCAGGTGAGTTTACTGAGATCATTAAGAAGATGGTCTTTCAAGGTAAACCAGTCACTCAAGATAATCTATTTCATATGAAACGTGAACTAGGTGATATCATGTGGTATTTTATACAAGCATGTATAGCATTAGATGTTTCTCCTGAAGAAATCATTGAGATGAATGTAGACAAACTAAAAGCAAGATATCCTGGTGGAGAGTTTGATGTTCATAAATCAGAAAACAGAAAGGAGGGTGACGTATGAGCTATGCATTACTAAGTGTTTCAAACAAAGACGGTATTGTTGATTTTGCAAAGGGATTAGTTAGTGCTGGTTATAAAATTATATCTAGTGGTGGAACTCATGCTGCTCTTTATGCAGAAGGTATATCAGTAATGAGGGTGTCTGATTATACTGGTTCACCAGAGATTCTTGATGGAAGAGTAAAGACTTTGCATCCAAAGATTCATGGTGGTATTCTTTCTCAACGTGGTAATATTAGTCATGAATTAGATCGCAAGGTAAATCGTATTGAATTGATTGATATTGTTGCAGTAAATCTATACCCATTTAAAGAGACAGTTGCTAAACCTGATGTAACTCTTGAGGATGCAATAGAGAACATTGATATTGGTGGTCCTAGTATGGTAAGATCAGCAGCAAAGAATTATAAGGATGTTGCTGTAATGACTAATCCAAATCAGTATGGTATTTACTTAGATTCAATCAAAGGTAACATATCAATTAAACCTGAGACTTTAAGAAAACAATTCATGCTAGAAGCATTTAAACATACTGCAGAGTATGATGCTGCTATTAGTGCATGGATGTCTGAGAATGTTTGAGGTCTTTGATAATTTTTTAGATTTAGAAGACTTTAAAAATCTTCGTTATACTATAACGAACGATGAATTTCCTTGGTATTATATGCCTGGAGTATGTTTTCCTGATGATGAATTTTTTCACTTCAGTAACATAGTAGATAAAGATAATCCACCTATGGATATAGTAAAGGTTCTTGATAAATTAAATGCCAAAAAGTTAATTAGATGTAAGATTAATCTTAGTACTAGGACTGTTTTTAATAGATTTACTGGATGGCATAATGATTTTGAAAATATTACTACTGCTATTTTGTACCTTAATACATGTAATGGTTATACAAGATTTAAGAAGGGTGGTAAAGTAAATAGTGTTGCTAATAGAGTAGTAGTTTTTGATTCTAATTTAAAACATGCTGCAGTAACTCAGACAGATGAAAAAAGAAGGATGGTAATCAATCTCAATTATGTTTGAATTAAATGAAAATTTAAATGTAGAAATACAAAAAGTCTATGATTCTAATTTTCAAAGACTTAATGATGTATATGTTGTTGACAATTTTTATAAAGATCCAGATCGTATTAGAGATTATTTTTTAAATTCAAATCCTATTATTCATAAGGATCATGAGAATGGTCTTAATGGAGTAGCATTTGAGGATAGGAGATGGGCTGAAAGGACTAGACAAATAGAGATGGCATATGAATTTATGTCAGACCTTTGTAAACAACCAGCAATAGATAATCAATCAGTACTTACTAACCAAACTAAATTTCGTAAACAAGACTTTAATGATTATAAAAATAATTATTGGTGGCCACATATTGATGAAGGATATACTGCTATACTGTATCTAAATGATGATCGTATTGGAAGTGGAACTAATCTTTATGAACTATTATTTGATGACACCAAAGGAATAACAGAGCATCAAGAACCTTGGCAACCAAAACAAAATTATAATTGTATTAAACATCTTGAACCAGCATATAATAGGCTGGTTTTATTTGATGGTTTATGTTATCATGGTATGAATATCTGCACTGATAGATATTTTGATGAATACCGATTAAATCAAGTTTTCTTTTTTAAACATGGCACTATCTGAAAAAACTCAGGACTACTTACTCGAAGCAGAAGGATGTATTAGATCAGCAATTAAGTCTGCTGCTACTTGTGAAAAACCATTGGTTGTAACTCAACTATCTAAACTATTATATGATATAGATCATCTTAAAGAGTTTGAGAATCTTATGGATGTTGTAGAAAAGGAATTGGAAAGATGAGATTAACTGAAGAAGTAATTAACAAGATTGCTGTCCTCATGCAACACACCAAAATGAATGGTGATGTTAATTGGAAAGATGGGGATGAGATAGATGTCTGCTTAGGTGGACATTTTGCTGGTGATAAATTCATTAGCATTATAAACAGAACACGTAGCAACACTACTAAAAAATGACAGATGATTTTGCACCTTTAGATTTCAAGAAAGAGGGTATTGTATTAGATTACAAGACTGCTGGTGTTGATATAGATGCTGGTAATAAGTTTGCTAAATCTATCCCAATTACCAGTCATGGATTTGGTGGTATGTTTCAGGTTCCTTCAGGATATGAGGAACCTATTTTAGTATCTGGGACTGATGGTGTAGGAACTAAGATTGATATTGCACAAGCTGCTAATGACTATACAACTATTGGTATAGATCTTGTTGCTATGTGTGTTAATGATATAATCACCTGTGGTGCTAAACCATTATACTTTTTAGATTATATTTCTACTAAGAAGTTAGATGATAAGATACCTGATATTATAAAGGGTATTATTAAAGGTTGTGAGATAGCTGATATAGAACTTATAGGTGGTGAGACTGCTGAACATCCTCAGTATCAGATGAAGATTGATCTTGCTGGATTTTGTACAGGTATAGTAGAGAAAAAGAAAGTTATAGATGGTAGATATATTAGACCAACTGATAAAGTTATTGGATTAGAAAGTAGTGGTATTCATAGTAATGGATATAGTATTATTAATTACTTGGCACGTAGACTGAAGTTAAATTATTGTAATCATCCTGAGTTACTTACACCAACTACAATCTATGCACCAGTAGTTAAGGAATTGCTTGATGAGTTTGATGACATATATGGTATGGCACATATTACAGGTGGTGGTATACCAGAAAATTTACCAAGGTGTTTACCTGAAGGATTGAAAGCTGATGTTGATTGGAATTCTTGGAGAGTGCCAGAGATTTTCTTAGAGATCCAAAGACAGGGTAATATGGATGAGTTAGAAATGAGAAGAGTATTCAATCTTGGTATTGGATATTGTGTAATTGTTCCTGACAATATTAAATATTATGTGATGGATCTTATTCGAGAATTTGGTATTAATTGTTCTGAAATAGGAGAAGTATATGCTGATTGATCAGATAATGATTAGTGATGACATCGTTAATGATGTCACTAAAGTTTTTGATGAGGTTAAACATAAACCAGAAAATGTTTATGATGGAAAAAACTGTACTAGATATGGACTTCAAACTAAAAATATAATTCAGTTAGAAGATTTTCAACCTCTTAAAGAATCATTATTAAAGATCAAATCATCTATAGAGCAGCAACTTAATACACCTCTTCAATATTATGCAGCACATTTTATTGAATATGAAACAGGTGGTTATCAAGCGTTACATGATCATGGACGTAATAATCAGGAAGATATTTCATACATTTTATATCTTAGTGATAGTGTTTGGACTCAAGAAAAAATGAAACCTAGACCACCTGATGCAGAACAATTACAACTTGATATTAATAGTGATGGTCAAACATATTTTGAGATGGAAAATTTTGATGATAGAAGATTATCCTATCAGATACATACATTTCCTAAAGTAGGAAAACTAGTCTTTTTTGAATCTTCTATCATGCATGGTGCTCATGAAACTCGTAATATGAAAAAAGTTTTGGTAGGTGGGTTGAAATTTGTTGACACATGATGTATAATGTTAGGGATTAAAAATTTATTATGGCAGACAAAATTACTAAAGCACGAAATCAGGTGAAGAGCAGATTCTATTATTTGTTTTGGGGTGCAGCAACTTTATCAGTATTTGTTGGCCAGTTGTATGTTGGGTCTGGGTATCGTCAGATGTCCCAATCATTTAATCGTATCATGGATGCGATAGTAGTTGAGATTACACAAGGTGATCGTGATATGTTCTACTAAATATTAGTGGAGACCTGTATGAACTAATGGCTACGATGTGGAACATGCCTTATAATGAGGCACAGTCAAAAGCAAGAACAGTAAAAATATTATCTACTTTTAATACCATTACTAAAGGTATGCCAGAAAAGGATTTCTTTTTTGCCGATAGTAATTGGACAGGTGCTGGTACAGCAATGTGGCAGATTAAAGTATCTGAGGGTAACTTAGATAAATTTGAGCAGAACATTGAGAAGTTTGATCCCGATCATGAAGGTGTTAAGACAGTAGGTGGTAAGGCAGTATTAGATTATGTCTTTGGTAAGGTAAAGGTTAGGTTCTTAGCGAGTCATAAGAAGAGTGCTAAGGCAGCAGATGCTAAGACAACTGCTATGCAAGAGAGGGCATCAGCATGGATAATGAAACGTGCTATTAAAGATTCATATACTTATAAGAAGTGGACGGATATTAAATTAGATCCAAAGTATGCTGAGTTAGAAAAAATTTATCCAAATGTAGAAGAGGAATGGTTAAAGGTATTCTATGCTCAACAGGCAAGGATGTTAACAGAATTTAGTGATGCTAAATTTAAAATCTTCAATAGAGATGAAGGTTTTATGGGATATATTTCAGACATAGTAAAGACTAAGTTTGGTATTAGTAAGAAAGATACTTGGAACCCTGCTGACATATGGTGCATACAAAATCAAGACAAAG